CCATCTGTTAACTGACAAGTCATAGATAGTTTTCTAATTTTACCATTGTCGGGTCCTTCTTTTTCATAAGGTTTATCCCAACCATCACAATGCCAATCGTAGTATTGATTTAGTTTATATTTTGTAAACTGACAAGACTCACTTCTGTCCCACTCAAAATTCCAACCTGCCATTTCATTTGCTCTATGCACATAAGGATGTAATTCTTTATATATCCAAGTATCGTTAAGCCATACTAAATCAGAGTTTCTTTTTCTTTTTAAATCTAATATTTCTTCTTTTTTTAATTTTCTATCACCATAACCACCAGTTCTAGCCATAACTTCTTTCTGTGATTTAGCATACTCTATAACATCATCACAAAATTTAGGTGTCAATACACCACTAAAATACCAGTAGTGATTAGATATATTCATATAATATAGTTTGTATAAAATTTAAACTATCCTTTTGATTATTGGTTATGTAATACATATTAGTTGATGGAAACATAATAAACATATTATCTTTAAGTTCTATATCCCAGCTTCTACCCTTACGTCTATTATCTTCATAGTGTATTCGAACCATACAGTCTTTAACTTTTACACCATAGAGTAATGTATAATCTGGTGAGTTACGTAAATCTACTGGATCTACATTTATAAAAGGTTGTGATGTTTCTCCTGGTTTATAAATATTACCAAAAGTATCTTTATTAATTAAACAAAATCCATAGTCTAAACCTATATGATCTCTCATATAAGTATTCAACATATCGAATGTTCGTGAGAATGGAAAATCTTTGTTTTGAATTATTGATTGTAAAATATCGCCTGATAACTTATCTCGGTCAATGTCCCAATCTTTAGGCATTGCCACATCACCATAATATAGAGCTTGCTCCGTTAATACTTTCTTCTGCATACCACCACCATTTTTAATTTATGCTGCTCCGTCTGTCAAGTCCCAAGACTGAGCTGATTCATTCCAATTATATCTCCACATATTAGTTCCGGCTTCGTTTTGTGAAGTTTGTTCTGCAGTTAGAGCAGGAGCATCACCGATTGGTGATTTCCAAGATGCAGTTGTAGTATCTTTTACCCAAGATGCATAAGGTTTTTTAGGCCAAAAAATTTGATCATCTTCGTCCCAAGTATAACCTATACCTGCGTAATTACCTCTTAAAGGTGTCCCACCTTTTGTATGTTGATTGCCAGATGTATTGTAAGATGTTTGAATCCACATTGGTGCAGGCCAATTATTATGTCTCTCTAAATATTGTTGACCTACTGTTTCGTCTTCAACGCCATCGGCGTTTAACATCTTATCGTTGTCCATTGTAAGAACAGCAATAACTTTTCCGTTAGCTCCTAGTTTTGCAAAATGTGCCATAATGTTTCTCCTTATATATTAATTTTAATTATCATTCAACTATTGAAATTTGTACCTTATTATTACTACACCTGAACCGCCAGCTCCACCATCTGCTCCACCACCACCGCCTCTGTTAATTTGACCATCTCTCAAATCAGCAGGACTGACCGGGCTTGGTGTATTTACTCCTCCAGATCCACAAGGTGCAGTAGATGTTGGACTTTCAGGTCCACCTCCACCTCCTCCTGAATATGATACAGGTGAATTTGTAATATTTGTTGTTGCTCCAACCCCTCCTTGTTTTTTGTCAGGATTGTCTCCTCCAACTCCTGTTGCTCCACCTCCAGCACCGGCTATAGAACCACCTACTGTTGCACCATCTTGACCTTGTGGAGGGCTAACTGAAGGATCGTTTCCACTACCACCAGCACCACCATTAGTGCCACCGCCACCACCACCAGATCCTCCTGGTCCACCTACTGCTCCACTTGGTTGAGATCCACCACCAAAACCACCCCCTGTAGATGTAATTCCTAAAGCACTTGAATCAGTACCTTTAACACCTGGTACATAACTAGGACCTCCTTTAGGTCCACCGCCACCGACTACTATAGGATAAGCTGCTACAGGAGTTGATATTCCAGCAGTTGTAGTATTATCTAATGGACTTGCTGTGTAAGAAGTAAAAGGACTTTTAGATTCTCTAAATCCTCCACCACCGCCACCGCCACCATAATATTGTCCAGATCCACCTCCACCACCCACAACTAAATATGAAACTTTGTTTGAACCTGATGCATTACCTGCCACTGATACACAGAATGTTCCTGGTCCTGTAAATGTGTGAATTTTACAATCGCCAGATGTTGTTACAGTTCCGCCCGTTGCCGCTACAAATGCTGATGTTGGTGCTTCTGTTTGTAAACCTGAATCTGTTACTAACCAACCTTGTGTTGAATCTATAAATACTAATGTTACTGCAATACCTTCTATATTTAAAGTTGCATTAACAGTTGAACCACCAATTTTATCTGAACCGTTTTGAACTAATGTTACATTATTTGTATCAAAAGTTCCTGCATAATCTTTAAATGCAACCACTGCTCCAGCTGTTCCTGCTGGAAGATTAACTGATATTGTACCACTTGTTGTATCTAAAAAATATCCTTCACCAGCGACTGCTGTAAAACCTGAATCTGAATTTGTTTTAACTGTTGTTGTCCAAGAAGCCGAACCTGTTGCACCAAAGTTTGTCGCCGTTCCTTGGTTATTAATTGTTGCACCACTAGGAATTGTGAACGTATCGCCACTATCACCTAGTGTTACCGTTGTTCCGGATCGTGGGCTAATTTTATTTACTTTTACTTCACTCATAATTTTTACCTATTGAATTTTATACCTTATCACAACTATACCTGAACCACCATTACCACCTGCTCCACCAGGTCCTGGTGCTCCTGGTGCTAAATTACTATTACCTCCACCACCACCGCCAGTATTATCACTTCCTGCATCACCAACATATGGTGTACCTGCTCCTGGAGAGGCAGTTCCACCACCACCAGCACCTCCACATCCTTTAGAAGCTGTGTTGTATGAACCACCTCCACCGCCACCTGCTCTTGCAACTGAAGAACCAGTTATTGAAGTTGATACTCCTGCTCCACCATTACCACCACCACTTGTACTTCCATTATTACCTACTGCTCCTGCACCACCGCCGCCGCCAGCACCATAATTAGGCGCTCCTGCTCCTGTGCCACCATTTTCTCCTTGAGGAGGACTAACTGGAGGAGTATTACCTGAACCAACAGCGCTTCCTGGATTATATGCACCACCGCCTGAACCACCATCGCCACCTGCTAAAGCACCACCGCCTTCTGGACCACCACCTCTTCCACCTCCAGCTGCTGTAAGTCCTGCAAAAGTTGTATTAACACCAGTTGTATTTACAACAGTAGGAGTTTGTGAACCTCCTACTCCACCACCACCTACTACAACTGCATAAGATTGAGCTGTAACTGTAACTCTATTAGGTGCACATGGATAACCATCTAAAGGACTTGCTGAATATGGAGTAGCTGGGGATTTAACTTCTCTAAAACCACCTGCTCCACCTCCTCCTCCTCTAGTTGATTGACCACCACCCCCACCACCAATCATTAAATGACTAATCACATTATTAGCTGCACAAACAGCTACTCCACTAACTGTAAAAGTTCCTGGACCCGTAAAAGTATGGATTCTATCATCTCCTGAAGTAGATTCTGTTCCTCCAGAAGCAACTATAAATGCATTTCCTGTTGCTGCAGTTGTTGAATCGTGAATATCTAACCACCCTCTTGTTGAATCTGTAAATATTAAAGTGACTGATTGTGATTCAACGCCAAAACTTACATTTGCATTAACACCTCCAATTTTATCAGTTCCATTAGGTACAACTGTTAAAGCATTTGTATCAAATGTATTTCTGTAATCTTTAAAAGCAACAATTGCTCCAGCAGATCCCGCAGGTAGATTTGCAGTTACTCCTCCACCATCTGTATCTACAAAATAACCTTCGCCATCAACAGCTGTGATTGTAGATGTTTTAATAGCTGTCTGCCAGTCTACAGTTCCTGTTCTTCCAAAACCTGTTTGACTTGCGCCTGATGCTAAAGCAATACTATCGCCACTTGCACCTAGTGTAATTGTCGTACCACATTTATTGATGATGTTTGAATCATCTGAAACTTTATTTATATTATCTACTTTAATTTTACTTGTCATAATTAATTTTGAAATTTATACCTTATTATTACTATACCAGAGCCACCTGTTCCACCGTTACTGGGTCCTGATCCTCCATTACTTCCTGTTGAACCACCACCAGCACCACCACCAGTATTTGTTGTTCCGTTTTGACCATTTCCTGTTGCAGTAGTACCTGCTGAAGGACCACCTGGTCCACCGCCACCTGTTCCTCCTGCACCACTTCCATTAGCACCTTGACAACCACTACATTTGTAAGATCCACCACCTCCGCCACCAGCAAAAGCTGTTGGAGTTCCGTTTATTGATGTTGTTGCTCCTGCTCCGCCATCTCCACCATCAGTAACAATTGTATTTGCACCAGCAGCAGTTGCGCCACCACCGCCACCACCATTAGCACCTTTTGCTGCATAACATCCTGGAGGATTACCATCTCCACCAGTGTTTCCCTGTGGAGGACTTACTGCTGGAGTATTACCAATTCCGCCACTACTATTGGATGGACCATATCCTCCAGCACCTCCAGAACCACCACTTAATCCAGGGGCAGGTGAACATTTACCTGCACCACCTCCGCCGCCAGCTGATGTTATTGTTGAAAAACTACTAACTGTACCTGAACCTGCATTTGTATCGTGTCCAGGAGAGTTTGGTCCACCACCACCAATTACTATACCATAATTTTGTACTGAAACAGGTAAGCCTGTTGTGGCTAAAGGAGATGCCGTGTGACCACAAAAACTTGCTTTACCTTCTCTAAAACCTCCAGCTCCACCACCTGCTCCAGATGCATAATTACCATTAGTAGAATTTGCGATTCCACCTCCACCTCCACCTGCTACTACCATATATGAAACTGTATTTGAACCTGCACCATTACCTGCGCTTGATACACAAAATGATCCTGGACCTGTGAATGTATGAACTTTAAAATTTGTACAGACAGTGGTAACCGTACCACCTGTTGCTGCAACATATGATGGAATTTCTGATGAAGTAGCAAAATCATTATCTTGAATAGATCTCCAACCCACTGTTGAATCAATATAAACTAAAGTAATCCCTTCACCTTCAGTGCTTAAAACTACTTTACCACTTGCCGTACCACCATTTATTTTTTGAGATCCAGCTGTTTGAACCGTGCAATTAGCAGTATCAAAAGTATTTCTATAATCTTGTATTGAAACAATTGATCCAGCACTTCCTGTAGGTAAAGTTGCTGTCACTGCTCCACCATTTGTATCAACAAAAAATCCTTGACCATCAACAGCACTAAAATCTGATGTTTTAATGGAACCTGTCTGCCAATTAACAGTCCCTGTTCTACCAAAACCTGTTTGAGTAGCGCCGCACGCAAGTGTAACTGCCGTGCCTGATCCACCTAAAGTTAAGGTTGAACCACTTTGTTTATCTATTGCATCTACTTCTATCTTTGACATTATACTATTACTAAAGTCCC